TTTCTGTCGTCTAACCACTCGTTGGGGTTAGAATTATGAGGTCTGAGGATGTAAAAACGCCAGCGTTTTTCTCAGCGGGTTGTCGAGTAAGGAGTTCTTTTGTATCGTTTGTACGTTTGATAAACCGTCTCCACGGTTTAGATCTTACGATCGATACGAAACCTTACTCTTTCGATTGTCGAACCCTCAAGCAATTCTGTTGCGGATTGATTGAGGGGGATCGTCTTCATCCATGGTATAGCGCGCTTCATGCTCGTCGTGTCCCCAGGGGAACGCGTATGAGCATCGCTATGTCATTATTTCTCTTTCGGAAGGTTTTACCATCTCCGGAACCAGATTGTGATTCTTATGTTGAGAGAATGTCGGAAGAGTCTCCATTGCCGGATGGTGGCTTTTTGAAGTTTGTTCAGCATGAGATAAGGAAGATGTTTCCTTCTGGGTGGGATAGGTTGTACTATCCCAACGCTGTTCTTCAGGCCACCATACCTGTTAAGAGCTGCGTCCAGCGCAGTATGGGGAAGGGTGGAAGTAGATTGGAAGTATTGAGTCGGACTAATGGTTGGAACAGCCATCAGTCTTTCGTTTTGGAGGCTCTCACGAGTGAGACTCGCTCAATACCTCTTCCGTCCCGCGTCACAGCGGTCGAGACGGCGGGTAAGTGGAGGATCGTGTCGGTCGGTGACGTCGACATGAACATCCTTCGTCCTTTGCATACCGCGATCTATAACCGAATTAGTCGATTCGATTGGCTTCTCAGGGGAGAGGCTGATCCGGGCAAGTTCTCAAAGTTCACAACCGGCGACGGTATGGTCTTTACTAGTGGCGATTACGAGTCCGCCACTGACAATCTTAATATATATGTTCAGAAGGTTATACTGAGCGGTATATTAAGGGGTACCAGCTGGGTACCTGACCATGTGAAGGAGCTTGCTCGTATGTCTCAGGAAATGGTACTTGTGGGACCGTCTGGTCTCACCCTGAGACAGCGACGCGGCCAATTGATGGGCAACTTACTCTCATTCCCCCTTTTGTGTCTGGTCAACTATTTGGCCTTCATTTATTACACAAAAGACCGTTTGATCCCGGTTAAGATCAACGGTGACGATATTGTTTTCAGATCTACCCGTGATGTGTCTGATCGTTGGGCAAAAGGAGTAGTTGGTTCCGGTCTGGTCCTCTCGCAAGGCAAGACTCTTGTCGATGCGAAGTACTTCACTTTAAATAGCAGGCTTTTCAGGGGGAAAGGGAGTAAGCCGACCCTAGTACCCAGTATACGTTCTACCGCTTTTGGTTATCGTAAGATCTGTAATGGTTCTGCGTCCTTGACCGGTAGGTGGCGGCGTGTATTAAAGGACTTTCCTTGCGGCCGTTTGCGTCGTCAGGTCCTTGAAGAGGAGTTTTTAAAGTGGAATACTGGGTATATTATCGCTTCCAGGCGATCTTTAACCCGTGGATTAGATATTAAGTTTTCTTTTGAGTCGATTTCTCGTACCAACCTCTGGAGGAGGGAGGCCTTTTACCTCGCTCTTGAGAAAGAGTTCGTGATGCCTGCGCAGCCGTCTGCGTTTGACCAGCAACGCGTTCCAGATGGTTGGGAACTTCGACGGGTAGAGAATCCTGATAAAGAGACGATCGACATTAGTCGTATGGCCGGCGCTGAATTTGTTCAGTGCGCTTGGTCTCCTATGTCGAAGGCGGGCGCGGAACGTCAGCAGGAGTATCGGGATAAAGTTAACCTCGGCCCGGTATATTGTAATAGGAGGGTCTCTAGGTCTAAGAGATCTCGCCTCCTAGGAATTAGTCCTGCTAACACTCAACGTTTCCTTAGGCCGACCGTCCTCCGGGACGGTCGTGTTTTGAGGGACCCACGACTTATACTGGAGATAAGTCGTCCGCGTGGCAAGAGAATGTGGTTACCCTCTGGGTATCGTTCCAGGAAAATTAAGCATGAGGAAGATCAAGAGGAGAGTGAGGAGCTCTTCGAAGGGAATAGTTTCTCGATTTGTTCTCCATTAGGTATAACCACGTTTGTTCCTATGGATTTCAAATTGGTTAGTGTTGGCCCGCCAACCTATTTTCCCTATCATCCTTCACGTGTTCCCCCGTTTGGTGAGTGTCTCGATACTCAACGATGGGATGAGACGATTCGTCGTTTCTGTCGCATGTGTGGAGGTAGGTACCTTCCCGGATTGACCGATTGTAATTGCTGATTGGCTGCTCGGCCACCAACGCGGCGTCATTGCTTTCAGCATGTCGCGCACCCCGGGGTTGTTTAAAAGATTCCTAGGCGTACCATTTCGGTTGTCTTGGTATGGCTAGGATGCTTCCCACCCAGATTAAAAGTCTCAGCGCTTCCCAGTGTCTTGGCGTGTTGTGGCAGTTGCCATTTCATGGTAAGACCGGTACGGCGGTGTAGCAATATTACACCCTGAGGTTGTAATTTAGCTTAATCGTATTGGATTACAATCGATGAAGGGGAAGCTAGGGTTCTCATTGGGGGCTATACGGTGTTTATAAAAGCTCTGGTAACAGATGTCTGGAAGCTCACCTTGAAATGGACTAAGCTGTAGTCGTCAGCGAGTGTGTCGTGCTTAACGTCATACTATAAAGAAAAGAACTAAAAGAAAGCGTGGGGCTGCCGATATCCCCTGAATACCGACGTGTCATCGGTTGCAAAA